TTCTGCAGCAGTATGTGGAATGGATTGCAAATAGGAGACTCAAAGCAATTGGACTAAAACCACAGTACGATATCGCTGCTAATAATAATCCGCTGCCCTGGACGCAGCACTGGATCTCTTCTAAGGGTCTCCAGGTTGCTCCACAGGAAACAGAGGTTGAATCCTATGTTGTTGGAGGAATCAAACAAGATGTGAAAAAGGACACATTCAGTGGATTCCAACTCTAATATGTGCTTAAATAGGGGGAGTAATTCCCCCTTTTTTAATGCCTAAAAATGAATTGAAGAAAGAAGAGTTGAAAAATCGTATAATCAAATTAAAAAATGAAGTATACGAAGAACCTGACACAGTGTGGCAAGGGGATCGAGATATGGCACATAAATATCTCGACAAGGTATTGAACATCATTGAAGAATATAGATACTGATTATGAAAACCCATGGATCTATTTGGGCACTCCCTTTGATGGTAGCCTTATTGGGGACCACTTTGGTTTTGTTTATAACATTACCAATCTCACCAACCAACGACAATACATTGGGCGAAAGTATTTTTGGTCTTTCCGAACACCAAAAGGAAAGAAGCGCAAGGTAAAACAAGAATCTGATTGGAGAAAGTATTATGGGTCTTGTCCGGAACTTAAAGAGGACATTGACAAACTGGGTAGACAAAATTTTAGTAGAACTATCATCAGCCTTCATAAAACGAAGGGCAAAACTAATTTTGAAGAAACGAAACAACTCTTCGGAAACAACGTTCTTACCGAATCCCTTGACGACGGAACCCCTTGCTACTACAATAGCAACATCCTCTCAAGGTACTTCCGAAAAGATTATTATGGAAAAGACGACTGAAGACATTGTATGTCACATTCGTGAGTGGTCTCTAGAACGCATCTCAGAAATCCATGAAGGGGTTGCAGGCAAGCAACATGATAATGGCGAACTAGATGACGCCTATGCCATCTACCAGGAGTTTGAGGAGTGGCTTGAACCCGAAGGAGATGATATTGAACTCCTTTCATTGGAAGAACAATAGAGCGCCATACAGAGCATTACAGAGGGGTCTTAAGACCTCTCTTTTTTTATGCTTGACAATACTCTGATTGATAAGTAGAATTTGGCTTGTCCGGTTCCAAGGGGAGCTATAAGTATTACTTAAGTATCTAAGAGACTTGACATTCTACTAAAAATACTGTATATTATATGAGTGGTTGAGAAACCACTGCGGTAACTTCCTTATTGCCATTGGGAGTACGATCACAATCTGTGATTAGTTTGCCCCGTTAGCTCAGGAGACAGAGCACGAACCTTCTAAGTTTGCGGTCGGGGGTGCGAATCCTCCACGGGGCGTTGGGCGTTGGAAGAGACCACCACCACCTCCTCTTTCATGTAAGGCCCACCTATATGCGGAATTAGTTTAGAGGTAAAACTAAAGGTTTCCAACCTTTCGTCACCAGTTCGATTCTGGTATTCCGCTTGTCCTCTTTATACTATGGATCCTGTAAAAATCTTACTTCTAATATCTGATTTGGAAGGAAGTTATCATCACCTCAAAGTAAATGATTTTGATGATGACAAAGATACTATCAGAGAAATGTGTAATAGATATTATAAAATGTATTTCAAACTTTGTAAGGATCAAGGAAGAAACCCATTTGGGTGACTTAGTTTGATTTAAACTTAACTAAATAAAATCACTCAACAATCCGTAATTATGATTATTGTAAGATGTAAAGAATGTAACACGGAATTAGTAAGTACTAATAAGTTGCAGGCTTGTAGTTGTCAAAACAAGATGACTTTGATTGATAACAAAGTTGGAGCGGTTGATCTTGATAAAGTTGTTATGGTTTCTTATGATAGGGAAGAAAAAATTGATAGCATCTTCTCTCGTTCAGAACTTTTGTACCAAGAAGAACGTAGGAGACGTAAGGTCAAAAGATTAGACTTTGAAGTCCGTTGATGGAGGGTTGATCCTATTAGTATTAACAAATACTAATAATATTCGTTAATTAGTGTATCGTCTATATACAGATATGAGTTAAGACCTATGTTACTGTTTTATCTTCTTATCTTAACATTTGCAATCTTAATTGCATATGCTGGGTATGAAGAAACCATGCGATTGGTTTCTTATCTAGATCTTCTGATCAAATATCAAATTATTAAGGTGAGAATGTACTTCATGCGAAGAAGACTTCGCCATACATTAAACCTAGATCATATACAACTAATTAAGGATAGAAACCATGGATCTCAAACTAGAGAGGAGAGAGTGCCCTAAATGTGGGGCAGTTTGGATTAATGAAGATCATCGATGGTCAGGGACGATGAATAAAGGCAATGAATTAGATCTTGCCGGCCTTGTCTGTAACAAATATGCAGATAATCAATGCATTAATCCAAGTAGAGGAATTGACGGGGGAGAAACTTGGGAATGGAGAGCGGGATATATAGATGGAAAAATTGAAGAACGCAAAAAAGTATTAGATGAGCTCAACAAATTTGACAATGACTAATGTCACTAAAGTAGAAGTGCAGGAGATGATTGATGATGCTATACGAAAACATAATCGCAATGCTGGAATTATCAGTATGTGTGTTGGTTGGGTTGTTCTCGCACTTTTTGCTGAGGGTCTTCTTCGACTTATCGGAGTGATTGAACCTATTTTTCCATGGTTAAAAATCACACTACAGTAAATCCTTTTAATGAATTATGAATCCAGTAATTTTAATTGGTTGCTTCACACCACTGGTTATCATCTTTATAGTAATGAAACTTGCAGTGTGGGTATCTGCTGTTAACGACGAAAGCAATTATGTCGGAAAAGAACCTTTTAGAAAACGAGGACCCTTCGTGGCAGATGCATATGCAGATGTTGATGAAGAGGAAGAGGAATATGGAGATCGCACAGATTATCGATGAAGCGATTAACGAATACTATTCGCTTCATGATAAACCTGTTCCAAATTGGAGATATATAAAAGACGCAGACTGGTGGATCCAGTATTTACAAGACATGGGTGTTGACCCAAGGAATCCATAATGCATCAAGCAGCACACTTCGCAGCACTAGTTCTCAATAATCCTTTTGGAATTGGAGCACTCAGCCTTTCATTAATTGTTGTTCCTATTATAGGGTTGCAACTTGTCCACAAATATGGATGGGAGCACTGGGCACCATTTGACAGAGGACATAAGTAGAGATATAATGTCTGCATACATAATGGCAAGATGCAATTTTTTTCTGTGGAATACTGGCAGGAGAACTGGGAAACTCTGGTTGAGAGAGTGGAGAATGGAGAGACCATAGGTGTAGAAAACGATAAAGGGGAAAGAGCAGTGATGGTTCCAGCGGATGATGAACTCATACGCATATACACAGACCACAACGAAGGATCCTGAGGGACTGCCACAATATGCTACACTTTGGAGGTAGTTGGGAAGAATTCCTAACCGAGCTGGTTTAGCAATTTGGTAAATGCAGCGTTCTCATAAAGCGCCTAAAGTGGGTTCAATTCCCACAACCAGCATGGCTTCCTCACAGGAAGCACTCAGACAGAACTCTGACTGTCCTGTTGACCTTTATGGTCAAATCACTTATAATACTAAGGTCAAACATACGAGACAATGGCACTGACTAGTAAGTTCAAGAAAGACATTCAAACCCTTCGTGGTGCTGTGAATGGTGATTTTTTCCTGGATGTGAAGAATCCGAAACTTCTCAAAAAGATTCGTCGTTATTATGAAAACTCTGGAGTTGTTTTCTCAGGAGATCCTCTTGATGATTATGATATCTTGATGGAACAAGTCGCTGTTGATCTTGAAGCGGTAGAAGCATGAAAGTCCTTTTAGAACGTTTCCCTTATCGTTATGTTGAGTGTGGCACATTAGAAATTAATGGTATGCCAGACTACCGCATTCAGAAAGCAGATAGTTGGACAAAAAGATACAGTGATATGTATCTTCTTGATAATCAGATGCAACTTTTGACTGCGATGGAAGACCCAGAGTATACTAAATGGTTAGATCCATCTGGTGTACCATGTTATACAACAGACTCGGTAAGTCGTGTAAACTAGCCCTGTCGGGATGGTCATTAGACCCCTGCGTTTCTTAGTTCGTAAAACTAAGTGGTGGAGTCATCAGACCCTTCTAAAAACTAAATAGTCCAAGAGTTATTTTAATCAAAATGTCAACACAAGGAAAGGCAGCAAAATCTGCATCTGGTGCAGCGATGTCAAAGTATGACGTAGAAGTCGAAGCAAGACTTCAAGCACTTGAATCTCATACACATCCCGATAAGGGTACTGGTGGTAGTGAAGTAAGTGGAGACTTAGCAGAAATGATCAAAGAGGTTTACGCCTGGTATCTTAATGCTAGAACAAAAGTCTAAGGTTTCTTGCTTCCTAAAAGCAAGTGGCGAGCCTGCAAAACCCTCAAAGACCCTTGACATCAAGGGTCTTTTTTAGTATCATATATAAGAAGAAACTTTTTATTAATGTCTGAATATAGTAAGACAGCACTGGTTCTAGGTGCTGGTGGCTTTATTGGAAGTCATATGGTCAAGAGACTTCGTGCCGAAGGATACTGGGTGCGTGGAGTAGACTTAAAGTATCCTGAGTATTGTGAAACTGAAGCAAACGAATTTATTCTGGGTGATCTGACTGATCCAGTTTTCGTTAGTCGTGTTATTCGATTTAAAGGATTTCAAGGGAACTTCTATGCCAGTGTTCCTGATAGATATCACCTTTCCTTTGATGAGATCTATCAGTTTGCTGCTGATATGGGTGGTGCAGGTTTCGTCTTCACTGGTGAGAATGATGCAGATATCATGCATAACTCTGTAACTATTAATCTGAATGTTCTTGAGGAGCAGCGTAAGTTTAATGAGACAGTAGAACGTACTGCTAAAATTTTCTACTCTGGTTCTGCTTGTATGTATCCTGAGCATAATCAACTCGATCCTGATAACCCAGACTGCCGTGAAGAATCTGCATACCCCGCAGCACCAGACTCCGAGTATGGATGGGAGAAACTCTTTAGTGAGCGTCTCTACCTTGCTTACAATCGCAACCATGGCATCCCTGTTAGGATTGCTAGGTATCACAACATCTTCGGTCCTGAAGGAACCTGGGACGGTGGAAGAGAGAAGGCACCAGCTGCAATCTGCCGTAAAGTTGCTTTCCTTCCGCAGCAAGGTGGAGCAATCGAGGTGTGGGGAGATGGCTTACAAACTCGTTCCTTCTTGTTCGTTGACGAATGCGTTGAAGCAACTTTCCGATTGATGCAATCAGACTTTATGGGACCAGTCAATATTGGTTCTGAAGAGATGGTGACTATTAATCAACTGGTAGATACTGCTGCTAGAGTTGCAGAGAAAGAAGTTACTAAGATTCATATTGATGGTCCTCTGGGTGTTCGTGGTAGGAACTCTAACAACGATTTAATCCGCGAAAAACTTGGATGGGACTATTCGCAAACACTTGAAGAAGGGATCCGAATCACTTATAATTGGATCAAAGAACAAATTGAAAATACGAAAGGAAACCTCTGATGGCAAAACTTCAAAATGCAATTAACCTTCGTCCAACTTTTGAGGACTTTGGTATTCAACACTATGTCGAAACAGGAACCGGTGGTATTTTAGATTCATACGGCCAAAATTCTTTACTTCAAGTATCTCAACTACAGAAACCTGATCTGACGATGCATTCGATTGAGATCCTTGATCGTATTCATGATGAGGCAGCAGAGTTCTTTAAGGATAATGATCGTGTTGTGATGCACCTGGGTAACAGTCATGACGAACTCCCTAAGGTTCTGGATATCTTGGATGAGAACCCTGCATTGTTTTTCTTGGATGCACACTTTCCTGATTCTTATCGTGATGAGTTTCATCGTGAGGTTATTCGCGATGATCCTGACTTTATCAAGATCCCTCTGGAAGGAGAACTGCGTATCTTATGTCAGAAGCGCGACGTAAGTAATGATATTATTGTTATTGACGATATCCGAATTTATAAGGACGGTCCTTATGAGAATGGGAACTTTGAAAACAAAACCCTTCATGGTGGAGTAAATCTAGACTTTGTTTATGAACTGCTTGATGACACTCACATTATCGTTGAGTCTTATCTGCAAGAAGGTTACTTGATCTGCTTCCCTGTTTCTACTGAAGAAGATAAAGTTCGTAGTTATGTTGTTGGTGCATAATGAGACTTCAGAACTGTAAGTATGTGGTTGCTAGTGGCACCACTGGGAGATATGCTGGATGTGACCTTTTGGCTCATCCCGAAGTAGATGAACTTTATTGTCTCTGGAATTGTGGATTCTATTCTAATGAATTCCAAGTCTTCAATTCACTTCTTACTCTTTTAAGTCATGGTATTATCCCAGAGAGGATTGATTACTCTTTGGGATTTCGCCATTTTAAGAAAGATCCAGAGCAGGATATTTATCCTGACTTTCATGAGATTAATCCTAATGTAGAATTAGAATTATATACAGGTGTAGAACTTCCAAACTCTAATAAGTTTGAACCAAACCTTTACGATTTTCACATCTACAATCAGATCACTGATAGATTTTTTGGCCCTAGTAAAAATGTATCGAATAAGATTGATATCTTAACTAATAAGTATTTGCTTGATCCGGATAAGATGATCTCCGTTCTTTATCGTGGAACTGATAAATCAACAGAACTTGTTCTTGCACATCCTCAAGACTATTTGATTGTAACTCAGAAGTTACTTAAAGAGAATCCAGATTTCAAGGTTCTTCTTCAAACAGATCAGACTCAAGTCATTCAAATGTTTGTTGAGGCACTGGGTGATAAGGTAGTCTTTTTTGAAGAAACTCCAAGCACTACGTCAAATAGTGTGATTTGGAATCTGATGGAGAAGAACGGTGTAGATAGTATTGAATGGTCGCAATGGTTTGACGCTGCTTTACGATGTGTATCTGACTGTCGATATATGATTAATCACACTGGTAATGTTGCATTTTTTGCAAACTTGTATCGAGGTAGTCTAGATGGTGTTTATCAATTTAATGAAGTGGGGACAATAGATCTTGAATGATGTAAATGAAATTAAAGCACTAAGTCCATACAATTGGAATACTAAAGAATACTTCTATAAGACTATTGATAATGTATCTATTGGTGGACTTTGGTTAGAGTTTGGAGTTGCTACTGGTAGAACTATCAATATCATCTCAGAGAAAGCAGAGGGTGAAGTATTTGGATTCGACACCTTTACAGGCCTTCCAGAAGACTGGGGTGATGGTTGGCAAGCAAAAGGCGTGTTCTCTCAAGATGGAAAACTTCCAGAAGTTAATAGTAACGTTGAATTAATCGTTGGATTATTTCAAGATACTCTAGAATTATTTTTAGAAGAATATCCTCATCCAGCTGCATATATTCATATTGATTGTGACTTGTATTCTTCAACCAAGTATGTTTTGGATCAATTAGAATCCAGAATTGTTTCAGGAACAGTTATATCTTTTGATGAAATTTGGAACAATCCAGTTTATCTTGATAGTGAAATGAAAGCATGGACAGAATTTGTAGAAAGAACTAATATAAAATATAAGTGGATTTCCCGAACATCGCATGAACAAGCATCATTGATAATCTTATGAATAAAGTACCTGACTTAGTATTTCATCATCACACATCACTTGGTGATAATTTTATCTGCAATGGTATTGTCCATACTTATGCAGAACAACTTTGCGATAGACTTCATATTCCTATCCATCGCAAGTATCAAGAGACGATTGAGTGTCTCTATCAAGACTTTGATAATATTATTATCGAGCCATTTAATGATGACTGGGCAACTCTTGAGCGAGAGATGTTTCCTTGGGCACAAGATAAAGGGTGGCCTGTTGCCCGTATTGGATTTGAGAAGGTTGTCTATCGTCAACTAAAGAGAGAAAATACTCCTCCAGAATTCTTTGCTGTTAACTTTGATAGGCAGTTCTATGAAGAAGCAAATATATTATTCAAAGAACGCTATGATAAGTTCATCCTTCCTAAAGATATTCCAGGATCTGATGAAGTCTATGAAAACTTGACTCAGGGTGAAGATGAGTATATTATTGTACACAAAAACTCTAGTGCAGAGGGAGATTATCCTATCGACCTCTGGAGTTGGAGACGCAATCAGATTGGTGCTATTCCTGACACTAAGATCATTGAGATTGGATTGGGGCAGACAACTAATATGTTGGCCTATATGAAACTGATTGAAAATGCAAAAGAAATCCATTGTGTTAATAGTAGTTTCTTCTGCCTTGTAGATAGTGTGGCGAAGAGAATTAAACCAAATCTCTTCTATCATGATATTCGTATGAATAACATCACACAAACAAACTGTGCCGCTAATGGCAATCGTTGGTTTATTATTGATTATCCATTTAAGAAATGAAAAAGATTGCAGTATCAACTTGGTGTACTGATGACTATGCGGTACATCTTCGCCCAGATAAACTAAAAAAACTTGTAAATCATTTTCATCCAGAGATTGATTTTCATATTGTAGATACATCTCAGACTGAAGAAATCAAGAAAGAAAATCCTTGGATGCTTGCTGAGACTATTAGGTATCCTGATTGGATGATGGTTATGTCTTGTCTTCCCTTTGTGGAAGATTATGATATGGTCATTCATATGGATGCTGACTCTTTCTGTATCGGCAGCCTTGATCGCGTGATCAACTCTGAAGCAGAATTGATTGGTGTTCGCAACAACAATCCATATGGTAAGGCAGGTGCTGCTAGTCCTTGTGTGAGTCCTTTCTATGCTCCCTATGGAGACAACGGAACAATCGGTGTCAATGAGTTTTTGAATGCAGGTTTTGTTGCATCAAACGACAAGTCTTTCTGGTATGAGTGGAGAGACTTTAATAAGTTTGTTGCTGAACAGAGTGATGGTCGGACCTTTACTTACCAACCATGGCCCATGATTCGTAACGAACAAGATACTTGGAATCACATTTTTCATGCTAAGGAAAAATACACCAGTGAGATTGTAGATAGAGACGGCAGTGGTGTTACCTATGGCATTTATAACCAGTGGGGACAGACTGATCATTGTGAGAGTTGGAAAGAACTCTATATGAAGGATGGAGAAGTCTATATTGATCATCCTCTGACTAAAGAACCTTTGAGAACCAGTGTCCTTCACGCTGCTGGTGTGGGAACTATGGAAACTATTAAGGAATATGGTGACCAATATCATTGGTTGTATGGTATAATTAGTAAAGATGTTGCCGATCACATTCGTTCTATTGTAGGAGACTGATGAAGCAAGTACAAGATTTTTTAGAGTCTATTTCTGGTGAGGAAGGCCTCTACCCATATATGGCAAATCGCAGGAAGTTTATTCCTGGAGAATCTCCTGTCTATTATTCTGGTCCATACTGGGACAATAGAGAGATTGAAACTATCTTTAATTGTTTTCTAAAAGGTAAATGGTTGGCTTCTGGCGAAGAAGTTAATAAGTTTGAACGTCTTTTCTCTAAAAAGTTCAATAAGCAATCTTCTTTGATGGTGAACTCTGGTAGTTCTGCTAACCTGGTTATGCTTGCTGCTCTGAAGAAGCGGTTTGGCTGGTCTGACGGTGATGAGATTATTGTGTCTTGCGTTGGATTTCCAACCACTATTGCTCCCATTGTTCAGAACGGTCTGAAACCAGTCTTCGTTGACATTGACTTCTCTGACCTGAACTGGAACGTAGAAGAGATTGAAGATAAGATCACTACAAGAACTAAGGCATTGTTCTCCTCTCCTGTTCTTGGTAATCCGTATGATTATGATATCGTTCTGGATATCTGTGATCGATACAAACTTGAACTGATCTCTGATAACTGTGATACTCTTGGTAGTAAATGGAACGGTCACTATCTGACTGATCACTCTATTTCTGCTTCTTGCTCCTTCTACCCTGCACACCATATCTGCACGGGTGAGGGTGGTATGATCTCTTCTGATGACACGGATCTAATCAATCTCTCTCGCAGCATTGCTTGGTGGGGACGTGACTGCTACTGTGTGGGCCAGCAGAATCTTCTATCATGCGGAACTTGTGGTAAGCGATTCGATAAGTGGATTGAGAAGTATGATGGCATCATCGACCACAAGTATGTGTATTCTCAGATGGGATACAACTTGAAACCAATGGACTTCCAAGGTGCTATTGGTTCCGTTCAAATGGAGAAGCAAGATGAGATCCATCGTCTCCGTCGTAAGAATAAGAATGCAATTCAAGAATATCTTGAGAAGATCCCTGGTGTCCGTAGTGTAAACGAACTTCCTCAAGCAGAGACAAGTTGGTTCGGTGTTCCTATTATCTGTGATAATGCAGAGATTAAGAATGGATTGACCCAACACCTGGAAAAGAACAAAGTTCAAACCCGTAATTATTTTGCTGGTAATATTCTGATGCACCCTGGATATAGTCACCTTGACTACTACAAGAATTACCCCAATGCATGTAAGGTTCTTGATAACGTATTCTTTGTTGGGTGTTCTCCTACCATCACAGAAGAAATGATTGACTACATTGGAACTGTAACGGCATCATTCAAACTATGAGAGTAGCAGATTATGTTATTGACCAGATTTACAAGGCAGGTTGCGAACATATCTTCCTTGTAACTGGTGGCGGAGCTATGTTTTTAAATGATGCAATTGCTGCTCATGAAAAAATTGAACCAGTTTGTAATCATCATGAACAAGCATGTGCAATGGGTGCAGTTGCATATGCAAAATATAAAAACAGTTTAGGTGCTGTTTGTGTTACTACAGGATGTGGTGGAACCAATGCAATTACTGGTCTTCTAGATGCATGGCAAGATAGTGTTCCTGTTATTTTTGTGTCTGGTAATGTAAACAGGCCACATATGGCTCCTGCAGGTGTGAGAAATCTTGGAGTTCAGGAAGCAAACATTATTGACATTGTAAAACCAATCACTAAGTATGCAACTGTGGTTGAAGATCCTGAGATGATTGATGAGGTAATGAAAGATGCGATTCGTATTGCTACTCATGGTCGTCCTGGTCCTGTATGGATTGATATTCCTATGGACGTACAGGGTGTTGAATGTTTTAGTATTGAGGATGCAGTAAAGAGGGCAAAGAGACCTTTGATTCTTGCTGGTAACGGTATCAACTGTGCTCAAGCAAGAGAAGAGTTTAAGTTCTTTGTTGATCAAACAAACATTCCAGTTGTTACTTCATACAATGGTGTTGATCTCATTTCCTCTGATGATAGAAACTATGTTGGTAGAGTTGGAGTAAAGGGAACTCGTTCTGGTAACTTTGCAATGCAAAATTGTGATCTACTTCTTGTGATTGGTTGCCGTCTTCCTGTTCCTGTGACTGGATATAACTATAAAACTTTTGCTAGAGAAGCAGAAGTTATTGTTGTTGATATTGATAAGGATGAGCACTCAAAGGATACAGTAAAGATTGATAGATTTATTAATCGTGATGCAAAAAACTTTCTTGATCTTTATTGGTTTGATCGTAGCAAGAGTGATTGGAATTATCTTTGTGAAGAGTGGAAAGAAAAATGGCCAGTATGTCCTACAGAAAATCCATCTGAAAAAGTAGATCTCTATTACTTCATGCAATGCCTGAATACTTTTAAGAGAGATGATGATGTTCTAATTTCTGATGCAGGTTCTGCATTCTATGTTTGTTCTCAAGCAACTACAATTAAAAATCAACAGAGATATATCACATCTAGTTCTCAAGCAGAGATGGGATTTACAATTCCTGCCTGCATCGGCGCTGCATTTGCCAAAGAGGGAGATGTAATTGGTGTAACTGGCGATGGTTCTTTTATGATGAACCTACAAGAACTTCAGACTATTAAACACTATAACCTCCCTATCAAGTTGTTTGTATGGAATAATGATGGATACCTCTCTATTCGCACAACTCAAAAGAAATTTTTTGAGGGTAGAGAAATCGGAACAGATGCTGAAAGCGGTGTCTCTATCCCAAACATTCGTGATGTGGTAAAGAGCTTTGGTATTGATCACATTTATGCTGATGCAAAAGGTTTAGAACATGCAGTTCAAACTACTCTTGATTGTAGTGGTCCTATTGTATGTGAGGTTCTTTGTGAGAGATGGCAAGAAGTTGTTCCTACAATGCAAGGTAGGAAAAATGTAGATGGTACGATTAGCGCACCACCTTTAGAAGATATGTATCCTTTCTTGTCAAGAGAGGAATTTTATGATAACATGATTATTAAGCCCTTAGACTAATATGCCTGCTGATAATAAAGACAAGGTAACTATTCTAAAGTTACGCAAACAAAAACAGAACAATGTGAAGACGGTCGGTGTAACTGCCTATGATTATCCGCAGGCACTTATGGCAGATAATGCTGGTGTTGATTGGATTTTGGTTGGAGATTCTCTTGGCATGACTACTCTAGGATATAAAAGCACTATTCCTGTTACCATGGATGATATGCTCCGTTCTGCTAGAGCAGTTGCAAGAGGTTCCAGTCGCGCCTTTACTGTGGGTGACTTGCCTTACATGTCGTATCAGATCTCTAATGAAGAAGCAGTCAGAAATTCTGGTGACTTCATTCAAGCAGGTATGGATGCAGTCAAGGTAGAGGGTTGTATGGTAGAAAGGGTCAAGGCAATCTGTGATGCGGGTATCATGGTGATGAGTCACCTTGGTCTGACTCCACACACCCGTGCCAAACTGGGTGGATATCGAGTCCAGGGTAAGACTGCAGACCAGGCAAACGTAATCCTTGATCAGGCCCTGCGTCTTCAGGATGCTGGTTGCACGTTCCTTCTGCTTGAAGGTATGCCTAGAGAATCTGCTGAGATGATCGCGACCAACCTTGAGATTCCTGTGTATGGAATCGGTGCAGGTGATAAGGTTGATGGTCAGTTGGTTATCATGCATGACTTAGTTGGACTCTTTTGGGAGTTCAAGTCTAAGTTTGTGAAAAGATATTGTGAGGCAGGACAGATGATCCAGTCTGCTCTTACTGATTATGTGAGTGAAGTTCGTGATCTTAAGTTTCCTTCAGAGGAGAACTTCTATGCAATTAAGGATGAAGAACTAGAGAAACTTCTTGGGCAAGGAGCAGATTGGAAGCATGACAAGTAAGAAAATCTTCTTTACTGGTGGCAATGGATTTATCGGTAAAGAAGTTATTCCACTTCTCCGTAAGGATGGATATGAAGTTGTCGCCCCAAAATCATCAGAACTAAATTTGATTGATAATAATTTAGTCAGACAATACTTTGATGTGAATGGATTCAAGTATGATGCAATCATCCATGCTGCTGTTTTGGGTGGTCGTAGGATCACACAAGATGGTTTAATTACTTATCTTGATAATATGCGAATGTTTGAGAACATCTTTGCATATTCTAAATATGTTGACCGCTTTATCAATATTGACAGTGGAGCATCTCTCTTTGATTCAGGAGAGATTCCCTTAGACCCTTATGGATTCTCTAAGTACTGTGCTGCTCGCAGTGTAAAAAACGTTGAAAATGGCATCAACTTAAAACTCTTTGGTTGCTTTGGTATCCACGAAGATGATCATAGATTTATCACAACAGCAATAAAAAACTATATCAACAAAGAACCCATCACTATCTTGCAAGATAAGATGATGGATTTTATATATGTCAAGGACTTCTATAAAATTTTGAAGTATAGTTTGGAGTGTGGTCCTTATTTAATTCAAGCAAGGCCAGATATGCTACACTGCACATATGATCGTAAGTTTTATCTGAGTGACATTGCTGAAATGATTAATGATTTGGATCGCTATGACGTTCCTATCATTGTTAAATCTAAAGAAAATGGTATGCCTTATTGTGGTAAGTTCAGTATCCACCTAGACTATATTGGATTGGATCAAGGTATTCAGGAGATCTATGAAAGTCTTTGTTAATGGTTGCTTTGATGTTCTGCATCGAGGGCATTTTGAATTAATCCAATATGCTGCCAGCCTAGGCACCTTGACTGTTGCCCTTGATACCGATGCAAAAGTCGCAAGTGCCAAAGGTCCAGATAGACCAATCTATCCATTGGAAGATAGAGTCTATCAAATGTGTTGTCTCAAGGGTGTTGATCAAGTCTTTTCATTTAATTCCAGAGAAGAACTTGAAAGAACTGTAGAGATTGTTCAACCTGATATAATGGTTGTTGGTTCTGATTGGGAAGGGAAAGAAGTAGTAGGATCTCAGTATGCAAAACAAATCAGTTACTTCAAAAGAATCGGTGATTACTCCACTACAAAAACAGTTCAAGGTTCTTCTTATCGGTGATAGTTGCATAGACCAGTATGTCTATGGGACCTGTGATAGGATCAGTCAGGAGGCACC